GCTGGATATGGATGAGTGTTTGAAATTGGAGAACCTTGCTCCTCATCATAAATTGTTTTTATTAAAATATCGTGCCGGATTATGTATGGGGCACAGAACGAAACGTATATTGAGGGTTGGGAGAAAAAGGCATCAAAGCTATTGATATACAAAAGGTTGTGCAAGATATGAGTGGATGGCTCTGTAAAACGAAACGTTTACGTGGGTTTAATTTGCAGCTACATTTAGGTGCTTTTTAGGCATACAGATTTGCAGATAGGTTTAATTGGGTTTACATAGGGCTTACATGGTTGATTCGGGTGGGGGAGTGCATGGCAGCTGCGGCTGCTTTTTTTGTGCCCGATTATTTGATATATTACTTCTTAAAATATTCCATATAATAGTTATTTGGTATATTTGTGCCAAAATATTATTAGTATGGCAAAGGTAATACATGTGCATTTGACGCACGGAATAGAAGGAACAAAGCGGAAAGATTGGTATTTCAGCAGCATTTCGGCGGTTTATACCGTTTTTACAGCTGAGCAGGTGGGTGCAACGAAGAATTATTTGCTGCATGCAGGATTATCTGGGAATGGCACTATATGCACCAAAAAGGCTATAATAAAGCAATCTACGCTCATTTCTTGCGGGCGTAGTGGAAATGTGTCAGACGAATAATAAGCGGCCAAAAACGCAATAAAAATGGCTTTAGAATGATCCGGTGTAGGGAGGTGGTTATACCTCCCTTTTTTTGTGCTTGAAATCGGTCTTTTTTGACGCTGGATATTCAGGTGGATGTTCAAAGTGGATATTCACTTTTATATAACTGGATATTCAAAATAGGGTTTTGGCGGTGTGCGATACAGACGTACTAAAATACTATAATTTTAAAAATACCCCTCGTTTTTTATTTGATAGCCCCCCCCCTAAAAACCTATCATTTTTCACGCTTTAGTTTTTAAATGCCCCAATATCAGTGTTTTTATACCCATATATGAAGGCAGGGGAGGGGGATTGCTTGGGAGGGGGACATCATGGGGGGGTGATAGGGGGTACGCTTCGTTTCCCATCACCGGTGTATGGTAACAGTAAATCCGCCTACCCGACATTTGCAGTACCGGAAATGGACGCATCCGATACATGTTTTTCCTTTTCGATTGTCATTTGGCGGATTCGTTCCTCTAAGCGTCCGATTTCTCTATCTTGTTCCCTGATGATTTCTTCTTTTTCGCGAATTAAGGCAAGGAGAGAGGAGAGTTCCGGGGTTTGGGGCTTGTTTAAGGCGGGTGTATCCGTATGAAACATTTCTCCTTCACCCATAATAACCCATTCTATATTAATATTTGGGTATGATAATTTCATACGACGAAGTAGGTCGATAGATAATTTCTTCCTCCCGGATTTTATATCGCTAATCCCTGCTTTATTAGTTTGTAAATTAGCTGCAACTTGTACATAGTCGGCAATCACACCTTTAGACTTCAATTCGTCGATTATGCTTATAAATCTGAGATTTTCATTCATATTTGCTTCTAAGTATGAAAAATTACACTGAATTGTTTTGAAGTATGAGATATTCATACTATCTTTGTGACGTGTTCAAAAAAGAACACCGCGCCAAATATACGAAAAAGGCGTGTGATTAGCGAATTTTAAATATAAGATTATGAAAGAGACATTATTGATGAAAGTAAATCCCAAGACGCTGGATAACCTGATGAACGAATTAACCAGTGCCATTATTCAGATGAAAGATGTAGAACCAGTGCAGGATTCAAGATTTAAAGATGAGGTCTATACAATGTGTGTATGTTTTCAAGCAGAGCTGCAGCAGACCATTCGGAACGTGGAATTAAAGAATCAATCAAGTAAAGATATTCAGGATAACCCAGCGTGACGACCCGGAAGGCGTTAAGAGACGGGTGACGGTGTGGAAAGACACACGGGAGTGCATGGTTCTTGCGCCGGGGTTCGATTCCCCGGACTCCCTCCAATATTAATCATTAAAATAAGTGAGATATGAAAGAAACAGTCAATACACCTCTTGAAGTGGCCAGTCATCTGGTAGAGGATAGAGTTCGACAATATAATGATGGTTCAATGCCGCAAGATCGCACAGTATGTGGAGCCACAGAAGTTGTTTATGTTCGGAAAGACCTTTTAAGTCTATTACGAGAGCATCCCCACTTGGCAGGGACTGCGGTACCGGCTTGCGAATTTGAGCAACTCGGCAAAACGCTGACAGGTCTCGCTTATATTTCTCGATATAGCTGGGTTCGGTGCAGTCTGGAATCAATATTCTTATAACATACTTCATTATGTGTTCATTTTAGAAAACGCAACAAATATAACAATTTATAATATTAAAAACAAGTGAGATATGAACAAGAGGTACATTCACATTACGAAAGCTGACCGCGACTTTATTGCAAAGGCGCTCAACGTGACAGAGAAGACTGTTTATAACGCTATCCGGTTTGATGACCGTCGTGGCAACTCCGAACTTTCTGCAAAGATCCGTAAGTTGGCGATGGACCGTGGCGGTATTGTGATGGTTGTTGCTCCGGAAATAGAAACGTTTTATGATTATGACAAAGTGATGCGTCAGTATTGTCCGAACGGTGCTTTGATTGAACTTGACCGCAAAGATGGTAGCGGGCAAGTAATATTCAAGGGAGAGACGGTGAAGACTTACGAGCATGTGATGGTTGCTGATATTAACCAAATTCAAGCGTTTGCATCAGCATTAAGATAGGAGGTGGCTATGTTGGTGTATTACGGTAACATACAGTGTATTTCTGCACGCGAACTTATAGATGGCGGCTATATCACCGAATCCTGTTATAGGAATTGGGTGAACCGTGGCCGTATCAAGGTGGTGCGCCGTGGTGGAGGTGCTGCTGGAAATTGCGCGTTGGTCGCCCTCAATAGTCTGCCTACCGAGTGTCTGGAACGGGTGAAGGAAGACAACCCCGGTGGAACAGAGCAGGCACTTCGCCACTGGATACTATCAAACTATGTGCTGGATCAGGCTGCAGTAGCCTATTTCTTGGATTGGGCCTCTCATTCTTCCAGCAACAGAGCTACAGACGAACTTGCCCGGAAATATGCGGTGAATGCTTCAGTTCTGAATACTTGTATCAAGCTTTATAACAGAAGCAATGATTACCGCAAACTGATGGGTGAAAAATATAACTGGGACATGATGGCCACCACCATCGAGACCCTACGCGAAGACTTTGGTCATGATCTTCCTGCCAGTACCCTTCGTTTCCGCAAGAAAGTGAACGAATACAAGCAATATGGTTATGAATGTCTGATAACCGGAAAATTCGGCAACCAGAATAAGCGGAAGGTAACTCACATGGACGAACGCCTGGTGATGAGTTTGAAAGTACTTCCCAACCAACCATACGGCAGTGATGTGCATGAAATGTATCTGTCGTTTGTATGCGGAGAACTGGAAGTATGGGATCTGGAAACAGGAGAGATATTCAATCCGGAAAATTTTACGAACAAGAACGGGGAGCCGAAAGAACTGAGCGAAAGCACTATCCGGAACATTCTGAACAACCCGGCAAGCCAGCTGCTGATAGAAAAAGCCCTGCGTGGACGTATGGAGTTCTATCATGAGCAAATGCCGCACATGCACCGTCATGGCGGTGAGTTCTCACTGTCACAAATTACGATGGATGACGTGGATTTGCCGCGCCGAATGAAAGGCGGCGAGTATGTGCATGCCTATTATGCCTATGATGTGGTGAGCCAGTGCCGTATCGGGCTGGCCTACGGGCGAGATAAGGATGATGCTTTGGTAGTGGACTGTTTCCGTGATATGTTCCGGCTCATCGAACGCAACGGATGGGGTATTCCAGCCGGTATTGAGGTGGAGCAGCACTTGATGAGCAAGTATAAAGAAGGATTCCTGAAGGCAGGTGAGGTATTTAAGTTTGTGCATTTCTGTGCTCCACAGAACTCACAGGAGAAATATTCTGAAGTTCTGAACGGTGTGTTCAAGACAACCATAGCACATAAGAACCATGAAGGCATTGGTCGCTGGTATGGTAAGGGTGCACGGCGGGTGGATCAGAAGAAAGTGAGCGACAGCAGTAACCACACCTGGGAAGACAGAAAGTATTATACGTTTGAAGAGCTTGTGGCGGATGACCGTCGCGATTGTGAAGAATGGAACAATACGCTTCACCCCAATCAAAAGAAATATCCCGGAATGACCCGTTGGGATGTGCTTGTAGCCAAAATCAATCCGACCCTTCGACCGCTTGATAAATTGACTTTGAGCAGATATATCGGGGAAAAGGTAGAAACCAGTATTCGTAGAAATTCCACAGTACGTGTGGCAAATGCAGAGTGGTGGCTGAGCGGTCCGGAAGTGCTGGAGCAGCTGGAATCAAACAACCGCAAGGTGACGGCCTACTACCTGCCGGATGAAGAGGGCAAGCCTACGGATGTCTTCCTGTTCCAGAACGACCGCTACCTTGACAAGGTTCGTCCAGTAGTGACTTACAACCGGGTGATGGCAGAACAGACCGAAGAAGACCGGGCTGCCTATACAGAGCAGGCTAAGATTGTAAGTCATTTCAGCAAATACCTCAATGACCATGCCATCGGCAAGGTGGGCACTGGTACACTGGATCAGCCAACAGATGACCCGGAAGAGGAACTGGAACTTCCCCCGGTGGAGCTATCCAATGATTTGCCAGCCGAATTGTCGGCAGATCCGGAATCAGATTATGAATGGCACTCCGGAATAAGCGAGGCAATGAGGGCCATCAGTGACATGTAAGAATAGAATTAGAACAACATTAAAACAGCGTTAGAATTATGATTACAGAAGCGCAAAAACAGAAGATTTTAGCAGCGATAGCCGCCAACCGTGCGAACTATCCCAGTGATGCCAAGCATGCTGCCTCTTTAGCCATCAGTACATCTGTGTACAGTGCAATCAAGAACGGACAGACAGACAAAGCCCTGAGCGATGCCAACTGGATAAGCATTGCCCGTAAATTAGGGGTGAACCTCCGTGGTGAAATGGAATGGAAAGCAGCCAAGACCCCGACCTTTGAATATATAACTGCCCAGCTGGAGTTCTCACAGCAGTCCAGTCTGTCGGGCATCTTGTGCGACATGCCCAATATCGGCAAGACTTTCACGGCACGTTATTATGTGCAAAGCCACAAGAATGCCGTTTATATCGACTGCTCGCAGGTAAAGACAAAATTGAAGTTGGTACGCAAGATTGCTGCAGAGTTTGGTGTGGACAGCAAGGGGAAGTATTCTGATGTGTATGAAGACCTGGTATATTACCTCCGTTCGATGGAAACCCCGCTTATCATCCTCGATGAAGCAGGCGACCTGCAGTATGAAGCTTTCCTGGAACTGAAGGCCTTATGGAATGCCACTGAGCGCTGCTGCGCCTGGTATATGATGGGGGCAGACGGATTGAAAGAGAAAATCAACCGGTCCATAGAATGTAAGAAGGTGGGCTATACCGAAATGTTGAGCCGTTATGGTGACCGGTACAGCAAGGTGACTCCGGATGATGGAAAGGAGCGCGAACAGTTCTTGAACAACCAGGCACGTATTGTAGCCAAGGTAAATGCTCCTGCGGGGGCTGATATAGCCCAGATTGTACGGAAGACACGCGGTGGTTTGAGAAGAGTCTATACCGAGATTGAGAAACTTAAAATGACAGCGGAATAATGAAGCGTGCGTACAGTCCGAAGGAAATAGCCGCCAAGAAATGGGTTACTCTGCCGTGGGATGAGAAATGGAGCAAACCTTTCGGGTTCCCGGCAGAGAACGCTTCGTGGTTCATCAGCGGTGCCAGTGCCAGTGGGAAAAGCAGCTTTGTGATGCAACTTGGAAAGGAACTGTGCAACTATGGGACGGTGCTGTACATGAGTTACGAAGAGAAAATCAACCAAAGCTTCCAACGGCGTATGGGTTATCTGAAGATGAATGAGGTGCAGGGTAAATTTCGTGTGGTGACAGAAGGCAGTCTGGAGGAAGTGATTGCCAGACTGAAAAAACCGAAAAGCCCGAAGTTTATCATCATCGATTCCTTTCAGGTGGCCGGATGGGATTATCCGCAGGCTGTGGAACTGATGGAAACCTTTCCGAAGAAATGTTTCATCTGGATCAGCCAGGAAAAGAAAAGCCAGCCGATGGGTGGCGGTGCAGTAAGATTGAAATATATCTGTGATATGAAGATTCGGGTGGTCGGTTATAAAGCTTATTGTCAAGGACGCGCCATTGGAGACCCGGGAAGCTATTATGTGGTATGGGAAGACGGAATCATTCAAACAAGTAATAATTTACCAAAATGATTATGGATAATAACGAGAAGGCTTTTGAAAGCTACACCGGAACTGAAGTGTTCCAGATACTGCTGGACGGAAATTCCAGCCGGTCCGTGTTGGATGACTGGCTGGAGCGAAACATCCAAAGCGACTTAAAAGTGAGAAGAGCGAAAACGCCCGGTCATGTCGTAATAGAAACGGGTGATGTCTTGTTTGCACGTAATGTGCTGATATGGAATCCAAGTTGTAAAGTAAATATTAAAAAGATTTGAAGTGATGGAAAAGAAAGAAGAAAAGAAAGTGTGCTGCATCTGCGGCAAAGAGTATGAGGGCTACGGATACAATCCGTTCCCGGTGAAAGAAGAAGGCTGCTGCTGCCAATCGTGCAACTACAGTGTGGTCGTTCCGGAACGGTGGGAACGGCACAAGGCTTATCAGCGTGGTGAGGCGACCGGTGCCGGGAAAGTGTACATCAGCGGAGCTATCGCGCACTATGACATGGATGAGCGCAAGGAAGCCTTCAGCCGTGCCGAGGAGGAACTGAAGGCACAAGGCTATGACCCTGTAAACCCTTTCAGGAACGGATTGCCGGATGAAGCTCATTGGAGAGTCCACATGCGGGCCGACATTGCCCTGTTACTGGCTTGTGACTATATCTATATGCTGAAGGACTGGGAACTGAGCAAGGGAGCTAAACTGGAACTTGACGTGGCCAGTTCGTGCGGTATTAAAGTATTATTTGAATAAAGTTAAAGGCTATGATACACCAAAGTTTATCAGAAGGCGGGCATAAATGGGAGAAGCAGAATCTCGTTACAATTTCAGGTCGTAAAGGAAAATATGACATATACAAGTGTAGTCAATGCGGTATTGAGGGACGTTCTTACTATTTAGGGACAATTGATATTCCTGAGAAGTTTGCACATAAAGCCAATTCATGTCCCAAACTTGTCAAAAAAGGAAAGATTAGAGTGATAAGATGTACTGCTGTTGGTGCCCAATTTAAGAATCTGACACCAAACAGTATTCACAACGTGATAGATGCTCCAGCCGGGAAAAGTAGTACAAGAGGTGTTTGGGTCATGGGGGTTGACGAACCGGTAATGTTGCTTTATGGAGAGTTTAATTTTATAGACGAATAGTTATGGCACAGGAAGTAACCAATTTCGCCCGGTTCTACGCATTGTTCAACAAGCTGCCCTGTACAGGAGACCGGGAAGAATTCAAGAAAAGCATTGTGCTGCAGTACACGTGGAACCGGACGGACAGTCTGAAGGAAATGACAGCCAAGGAGTATGAAGCCTGCTGTACGGCTCTGGAGAAGCTGAGCGGACAAGATGAATGGCGACAGAAGCTGCGTGAGGAGCTGCGGCGGAAACGGAGTCTCTGTCTGAACCTGATGCAGAAGCTGGGCATAGATACATCCGACTGGGCACGAATCAATGACTTCTGCAGTAATCCCCGAATAGTCGGCAAAGCGTTCAGACAGATTACGGTGGACGAACTGGATGAACTGGCGGTAAAGCTTCGGTCCATACAACGGAAAGGCGGCTTGAAGCCCAGGAAAGAAAAGCAAACGATTAACCCCGTGAGCATGGTATCACTCATTCAGATTGACCCTGATGCTCCGGCAAACTGATAGGATATGGAAAATAGAAACACAAAGATTTTAGAGAATCTGAAAAAGGAAATCAACCTGCTTGCCTCTGATATGGAGAAGCAAGATGCAGCCGAGTTTTATAGTGAACTGGCTGACTGGGCATACGCCAACGGAGAGGCTATGCTGATGGAAGACGAACCTGAAATGCAGGATTATGAAAACCAATAACCCCAAAAAAACAAGAATCATGGAAGAAATGAAACAAACGACCGTGGTAATGACGGCAGAGGAAAAGGCGGAATTTGAAGCCTTCCAGAGAGAAAAAGCAAAGAAAGCGGCAGAGGAAAAAGCCAAGAATGACCGCGAAATGTACAAACAGATGGTGGATGAGGAGATAGCAAACTCCATTCCGGTACTGCTGGGCATCAGTGAGCAGATCAAGGCAAGCAAGCAGACTGTGATGGACAACTTCAAAACCATTCTGGAAATGAAGGCAGACCTTTTCAAGACCAAGGTGAAGGATGACCAGCGCAGCCATACCTTTACTAACAGTGAAGGCGACAAACGAATCACGCTGGGTGTGTATGTGACCGACGGTTACCGTGACACGGTGGAAGACGGTATAGCCATTGTGAAGGAATATATCGAAGGCTTGGCCAAAGATGAAAAGACCAAGGCACTGGTGAGCATGGTGCTTCGTTTGTTGGCCCGTGATGCCAAGGGTACGCTGAAGGCTTCACGCATTGTGCAGCTTCGCAAAGTGGCCATGGAAACCGGAGATGAACGTTTCATTGAAGGTGTACGCATCATTGAGGAAGCCTACCAGCCGGAAGTGAGCAAACAGTTCATCCGTGCTGAAATCAAGAACGAAAACGGAATGTGGAAACCTATCCCTCTGGGAATGACAGAATCATAAATTATAGTACTATGATACAAGAAGTGGAGAAATCTCCGAAAGTAGCCCTGTGCCGTGCTTGCCACGGTACAGGTAAAGTGAAGAAAGTTGTAGAATATCCCTCTCGGATCTTTGGAAAGAAGCGAAGCGAAACCGTTGAGGAAGTCTGCAGACAGTGCGAAGGAAGTGGCCGGGTAACGGTAAGCGCAAAAATGACGCTTGACATCCGTCCCTATAAACCTAAAGTAAAACCATCTATGAACGATTAAACCTATATGGGAAAGCGGCACGGAGTTAGTTATCAGAAGCGTGTAGCAGAAGTAAACAGGATATATGACCATTATGCCAGTCACGGTGTACCGAACCGTGAAATATGGCGGCGGTACATATATCCTGTGTATGCTATTAGTGAGCGTACATTCTACAATATGCTTAAAGCGTCCGCAGACCCTAAAAACGATTTGCCGGACGATACGGTACAATTGAAATTTAACTTTGACTGGGAATGAACGAAGACGTTAAAAAAGTAGTGGCCCGGATACTGAAAGACATTCAGGTGGAAATGAGCGATGAGTTTGACAAGAACTTTGAGCGGCAGGCTTTTTTCAGTGAAAAATGGCAGCGGCGGAAAAGCCCCATCCGGGATGAAGGCAGAGCCATACTGACAGATACCGGGGCGCTTCGGAAAAGTATTGGGAGTCGGACGACGGAAAACAGCATTACCTTCTTTACTTCTCTGCCCTATGCGGCCATTCATAATGATGGTGGTGAAATAGTGGTGACAGGGCGAATGAAGCGTTTCTTCTGGCATAAGTATTATGAGGCCACCGGGGCGTTCGGGAGAAGGAAGGACGGAAAGCTGCGGAAAGACAAACGAAATGCCCGGCTTGATACAGAAGCCGATTTTTGGATGTTCATGGCTTTAAAGAAAGAAGGAAGCACCATCAAGATACCCCGCCGCCGTTTCCTCGGCACATCGCCTGAAGTGGAAAAAGCCGTCCGTGAGATTGTAGAAGAGAACCTAACAGAGTATTTCACCATTGAATATAATATCATAAGAAAATGAGAAAAGAACTTTATCGGCTGCTTTGCAGCGAACTGAAGGCCATTGACCTTATCAAGCACATAGACCTGTGGAACCACAACGTGGAATTCATCGAGCAGGAAGAGAACTGGGAGCGTCCGGCTGTCTTTGTGGAATTCTGTCCTATACAGTGGAATGCGATTGTTCCCGGTGTGGAATACCGGGCAGAACCTTTGATCAAGCTGCACATCGTGACAGACTGGGAAGGTTCGAGTGCTGATGGAAGCGAGCTGCAGGAAGATGCGCTGAAAGTGTTTGACCTGCCCGGGCTGATTCATGCCAGGCTTGCCGGCTTGAGTGGGGAAACCTTTCTGGAGCTGGATCTGGTGGAGAGTGATACCAATCACAACCATGAGGATATTGTGGAAAGTATTGAAGTGTACCAGTGTGTGGCTATCAAGCGGATGCAATAGTCGTATTTATTAGAAAGGAAAAGCCGTGGACGTATAAATTACCGTCTGCGGCTTTTCTATTCAATACAGGCAAAGTAAACGCCATCAGGCGGCCTCTTTCTTGTAAAGCATCATATCCGTGTAAGAAGAGCTGTAATTCATGTGAGCATTGAATTCTACCTTTGTGCAGTTTTCAAAAGGATTACCCAAATCCCTATTTCTACCTATCCATTCACATAACTCCAGAATTGAAGATTTGTTGGAAGTGAAATATACGTATGAATGCCCCTTCAGTACATTCAGCACATCCAGGTAGTCGGCCATATTCCAGTACATGTTATAGGTTCCTACGTCAGTGGACAGATAGGGCGGATCAACAAGAAATACTACCCCAGGAATATCTTTATACCGGTTGAACACTTCCTTGTAATCGCAAGATACGATTTCCAAGCCTTCAAGATAGTCCGTACATTCCGGGTAGCCGGTCTTACGTATATTGTTGTACAGAGCCTCCTTCCGCATATCCTGAACAGACAGTTTGTATTTCATGGAAAACAAAATAGAGGAGGAGAGGGTAATGAAATCCACATATCCGGTAGTTTTTTCTTCCTGCTCGATGCGGCTTAATATTCGTTCACGCAGTTCCCCTTTAATGATTTTATGACGTGGTACGGAATTTCCCACTATTGTGCGAATGTCAGCAAGCAGCTGATTCGTTTGCGGAATGTGCTTCATGCGGAAGCGGTAGTTATCAAAATCATTATAGATAACAGTAGAGTGGGGCTTGAGGGATTTGGTAATGTGAGACAACAATCCGGAGCCACCGAACAGGTCAACAAACAATGTTCCATCCGGATATTGCTCCAGCACTTTCATGAACTCCTTGGCGAACATGCGCTTTTGCCCGACAAATGGGAGAGGGGCTGACAGATACATCTTTCTCATACGTTCAATTCAAATTTTACATTTTCATTGCCGGCAAGCAGCTGTTCTGTTTTGTCGATGTTGTTTTCGTAAATATGCACGTTCCCCAGATTCAGGGTGATGGATTTTAGCGGCAACTCAATCTGTCTTGATATTAAGTACAAATGATAAATATCTGCCGGCAGTCCTAAATTTGCATCACTGCTTCGCTGATAGGCGGTCATGACCAGTTCTCCTTGCTCTATCTGGAACTGAACAAGACTAAGGCATGGAGCCTGGTTACTTTCCGTTCCTGTAGATCCGAGAAACAGTATATAGTTCTTGCTGTTCCTTTTTTCCCTGTTTATGCGTTCGATGAGTGGCGGCAGTTTTTCAAAATAGGTTGGGTAGCTGTTCACAAGGATTGAGCCGCAGTAGTCCCACCAGTTGATGCCGACCTCTCTGTATCTTTCCACGTTGCGCTCGCCTCTCATAAACAGTTGTA